TAAACCGTCCGCTCCTCTTGGTCCAGTTTCGCCTGTTGCACCTTGAGGTCCACGCTCACCAGTTTCCCCCTTGTCACCTTTTGGCCCAGGAGTTAGTGAGATATTGCGTAACTCGTCCTTAGTAGCAAAATTGCTTGTATCAACGTTGGGGTTATTCTCTAAACGTTCAACACGTTTCTTTAATTCTAAATCGTTGTAAGGTGTTGGAATTTCAGATTTTAAAGCATAATTTTCCAACGATTGGTGTGAGGTAAGATAATTTTTACTTTCAAGTTCCTGTCTTGTTACTAGATCGCTAGTATCTTTTTCAGGCTTGTTCTCTAAAGCCGCTACACGCTCTACAAGGGGTTTGTCATTATAGATGGTGTCATTGTCAGGCTTCGTCTTTAACGCTTCAATATCGGCTGAAATATGGCTTATTTCACTACGTAGATTGCTATCGTCATACGTGCCGCCTTGTGCTTTAATTTTTTCAAAAAGCGCATCCAACTCTTGCTTAGTCACAATGTCATTGACGTTAACAATTCGACCAGCTTCACGTTCAATAAGTGGTGTCTTAACTGCTTTGTCAATCTCACTCACATGAACATTGAATAAGAAGCTATATACATCTGCTGATTGCTCTACTTTTTCAAAGTAGATATAGCCAATGACAGGTTCATCAGTCGTGATCAATGATGTATCAAATTGAACCGTAAACGAATTATCTTCGATTGCTGCATCTACTTCCTGATATCGCTTGGTGGTTTTGAAATAGAATAAGCAGATAACTTTAGTAGCGGTCAAGTTATCAAGCGTGAACTTAAATTCAGCAATGCTTTTATCATGACTATAAAATTCTTTATAAAGCCTATCTACGTCTCGATTGTTTGGTGAAATGGTTAATTTTTTCTCAATAACCTTCTTCAAGTGCTACCTCCTTTCTTTTAATAAAGAAAGAGAACCCCAAAGGGTTCTCAAATTGATTAATCTTCGCTTGGTTCGTGATATTCAAGCGCTCTGTCGCTATCTGTGATGCCAGCAGTCGTTGGATCAGTAACCACTCCTAACAAAACAAGGATATAAACAAATGTATTCACTCCGTTTTGAATATTTTGTGGAATTTCAAATCCGAATTGTTGAGACATAAGAAATACCGCTCCCAAAAGTGCGATAAGAGTAACTTTGTTTTGTAAACGTAGCTTCCAGTTAATTTTATTCATCATCATTTTCCTCTTTGATTTCTAGTTTGAGAAATTTCTCAAACAATATTTTGATAGCACCGTTTCCGCCTAATTCAACGTAGCTTTCATAAAGTCGTGAAAGTTCTTCGATTTCATGTTGACTTGTATTCCCTCGTCGTATTGCTTTTTTAAAGTTTTCTTGCAATCGAAAGCGTTGTAACCGTTGCAAGCCTTTTCCGATTAGCGAAAGATTTTTATTGTTATCTTTCCCAATTTCTTCGACTGCGTGAACTGATTTTTCAAGATCCCCGATTTTATCCGTAAGAACGTTGATTTGTTTTTCAGTTTCTTTTGTATTCTGCGTACTTTTGAACGAGAAATAACTCGGAATAATCACAATTAAAACGGGCGTGAGTTTATCAAGTAAAGTTATAAATTCCAATTAAACCACCCCTTTTCTAAAATAGCGGTCTATTGAACGGGTTGTGTATCTAGTTCATTTGACGGCTTAACAGTAGGAGCTTCCCATTTCCACACTGCAAGAATTCCGTTTTGAGATGGTCCACCTTCAAGTTGTTTGAGTGATTCGCCCTGATAAATGAACTGTTGGTTAGTTTGAATTAAAATGCGTTTGCCTTCGCCGTTTAATTCAGTGTGTTCAGGATCTTCAATCGCAAACATTGAACCAGGAGAATAACTCTTACCATTTTCAACAAGCGGGAATAGTTCAACGAGTTCCTTGTAGGTTGTGCCATAAGCAATTTTCTCACCCATAATTGAATCTTGCGCCATGACACGAACTACTTTGTTAATTTTTTCAGTGATTTCAAGTAGCTCGTTCTGTTTATTTTCAGTTTGAGCGAGCTTCTGTTCAGCTTGCTCGATTTTAGATTGAGCTTGTACGATTGCTGACCCAGGATCTAGTTCAGCTTTAATAACATCAAGAACCGCTTGAATAAGCGCTTCTTCATTGTCTTGAGTGCGGTCTCCTACAAGCTCCCGTTGGTTGGTGCTGTATCGGTTGCCTTCTTGTAAACGGATTTCTACAACAGTCGTAGTTTTGTCTCCGAAGCCACGAGTATAAGGTTTAGTTGCGAGTGCGTAATTGTTAATTGCCATTTGTCATTTGTCCTTTCACTTCTTCAAATTTTGCTTTTAGTTCTTCGTTTGACTCAATGAGATTTAAAATTTCATTGAGTTGTTTTTGAGTGATTGTATACAGCGCCTTGTAAGTTGCTGCATCGCTTGCCTTCAGTCCGATATCATCGCTTAAATTTTGGATGATTAGTTGATTAATTTCTTCCTTCATTTACTTTCTCCAGTTTCTGATTAAGTTCTTGAATAGCCTTAATTAAATAAGGTACAAGTACGAATGTGTTATATGAATAAGCCCCATCTGGATTTTCCAAAAAGGCTTCAGGAGCGTATTTCTGTACATCTTGCGCCATGATACCGCATGAAATGTCTTCGATTTTCCCATCGTATTCTTTACGATAAGAGTAGGTTTTCAGGCGGTCAATAACTTCCAAGGCAGATACCTTACTATCTTCGATATTATGTTTATATCTACGGTCAGAGATTTCTTTGTTGAGAGGTATCCATGAATACGAACCGTCAAAACGGTACAGGTAGATATATCCTGCGTTTTCTTGAATACGTTTATACGATGGTGAGTGAATCCAATATCCACCCTCTTTTGTGTCATCGTCCGCTATATAATAAATATTTCCGCTTACTTTAAGATTCCCGTGAATAACTGGTGTATTCCAAAAATGCGCCTGATTGTAGCAATACATTTCTCCAGTTCTTTTTACAAACCAAGCATAATCACCAGGTTTATTCCAGTTATCTCCCCAGTTAACCCAAAGAGCTGTTTGCCCCCATTTTGTACTACCATTACTCATACCAACTGCGAATTGGTTAATACCAGTTAGCCAATATGTGCTTGGGTCTTTGTCATGTGTACCGATTTGGAATCCACCGATACGACCTTTATAACCTTCAAGTAAAGTTGCAGATACGACTACTGACCGTAGTTTGTTAATAAAGGCATTCTTAGCAGCAAGCTGGTCAGTGAACACATCGCTTGATACTATCTTCTTAGCCATAGCTGAGTCCATAATAACCTTATCAGCCGTGATAGAATTAGTTTCGATGATATCCGTGTTTAATTTACCAATTCGGGCATCACCTACAAACAATCGCTTAAAATAACCATCAATAGCAGTAATTTCATCAGCAAGCGTCTTCCCTTTTAGTCGAATTTTATTCGCTTCAATCAAAGCTTCATTTGGTGCTAAGTTGATTTGTGATGTAACTGCACCCGGGCTGGTCAAGGTCTGGATAGCGTATGAATTATGCAACTGCGACACTTGAGTCTGTGTGACTACATCTTGTGTCGATGTGTTGTCAGTAAATTTCTTAGGTGGGGTATCTCCACGAATTAAAGAAATTTGACCAATAGCAACCTGACCGTTTTTAGTCAATAGAATCTCAAGAGGAAACTCTTTTACTTTATTAGTCGTCTTCTTAATCGTGAACGTACCAGTGATGTACTGTTGGCCACTTTTGGTCAGTGTAATTGGTGTAGATGCAAGTCCTCCATCTGCTGACCATAAATCCATTACAAGTGGAGCATCAGGGACAACATCGACCCACACGAACATCCGATAGCTGATTTTCTCATCTTTTGTAAATGAGGATGTGTTAAGAGGGACTCTAAAACCACGGTATACATTATTCACATTACCTGCGCTTGTAATACGTAGGAGTTTTGTATTCGATTCTAACTCGATAACATCAGCTTCATTTGCAGTTTTCTCCCACTTACTAAAATTAGTAGGGTCATAAACTAAGTTAAGATCATCCAAGAAGTTAGATACACGACTGATCATGCCATCAGCAGTCTGAATAACTTGTGAAATTGCTTGCTCTTGTCGTTGTAAGGTCTGAGTGTGTGACGATACGGTATCACGTACATCGTTAAATTCTACAATACTAACAATTTCAGAACTTGAAATATCGTAGTCTGTCATACGGTCAGAGTGTTCAAGTTTCATCCCACAGATTTCAAGACTACCACTCCCATTTTGACCAAACTGAATTGAGTTGGTGACTGCATCAGCTGTAAATGTAAATTGATATCGAACCCAATCTTTGTTTGAAATGGACTTGACAAAAATACGATTTCTGTCATTCGTGGTCCATGAACGCATCAGCAAATTGACATTCTGGCTTGTACTGGTTGCTGACACTCTAGCCCAGCAGGACATTGTGTATTTTTCGCCAACGACCAATTTTATGTCTTGACCAATATCCTTATTTCCACCATTCGTATTATTTACAATCCGAATACCTTTTTTAATAGCGTTATGCGGAGCGTCTCTTAATTCAATAACCTCTGTTCGACCGTTACCACCTGACATACTCAGTGACCAAGTTCCATTTGAACTATTTCCAGCTGGGATGACGGAAGAATTCTGCAAGAGGTTATCATTACGGATAACGTCTCTCAGTTTGGTTTCAATACGTGAGATGGTCTGCTGAAAACCATCAACTGATTTCTTGACTGTATTCTGTACCTGAGTAGCAGTCTGAAAGCCTTTGTCATTGACTAGCTTGTCAACTTCAGTACGTGATAACTTCTCAGTTATTTGACCAGCTTGTAACTCAACCTTGCTTTCAGTAATTGATAACCTATCTTTTATTGGATCTAATTCTGATTTTTTTGCTAGGGTTACAATCGTGTCGTTGATTTTAATGATTTTCGATAAACTAGCGTCTGCTGAAACTGCTGCAGTTTCAGCATCTTCTAGAGCTCTTTGTGCATCTGCACTAGCTTTCTCTGCCAATGCTTGACCATAGGCTGCAGTAGAGACAACATTTTGAGTGTGTTGATTAATCCTATCTATCCTCTCCTTCTGGTCTTCCAGAGTGGATTGGTAATTTCTGTCGAATTCGTTTAATTGATTATCAATCTTATTAAATAAGATTTGTTTGTTTTCTTCAGCAAGTGCCTTAGCTTGTTCGATACCATCTGTGATTTCACCCTTGATACCTTGAACCTTACGGTCAAATTCCTTATCAGCTTCTTCAATTTGGTTTTGAAGTTGAGCTTCAAACTCATTGAATTGTTCAATCTTTTTAGTAATAGTTCCAGCATACGAATACTGCGCATCGTTGCCAGCTTTACTGTCGGCACTAATGCGCCCACGAAGCCCACCTTTAAAATTGAAAGATTGACTCAAAACTGGAGATTTGAACGTCTCCCCTGTGTTGGTTTTGATAGTTACCCACTGGCCAACATCAAGTAATAGATGCCCTTGATAATTCAGGCTAAACGGGTAGTACCTGATATCTTTGATACTGTGATAAAGGTTGTCCAAAATCGATTGCGACATGAACAGATTATCTAATTCCAATGAACGACCAGTACGCAATCCGACCGTGAGAGTTTCTTTGTCCTTTTTACAGGTTATCCCTGCAATTTGATAGTCAATCTCACTCTTGGTCAATCCGTGCAT